CAGAAATTGCCAATTGACCTAAAGGATTATCAACTCCACTCGGATTAAAGTTGGTTAATGTAATAATACCATTGGTATAGTCGACTGTACCTATATTAGAATTCAAAATTGTTTTAACTTGATTTGAATTGTAATAGTAAGTTCTGAGTGTGCCGTAACGACCTTGTAGATTAATTACAGCTGCACCACCTTGTCCTGTTGTATCACCAGGTTGTGGTGTAATAGTAGCAATCGCACTGGTATAATTATTACCTGATGTAAGAACTTTAATAGCAGTAATAGCACCACCAGTAATAATGGCTTGTGCTGTTGCACCCGTACCATCACCAGAAATTGTAACGGTTGGTGCTGACTGATAACTGTAACCAGGATTAATAACTGAAATAGTATCAACGCCATATGTGGTTGATGGCACTTCTTCAATAAAGACACCAGTAATTGTATTGGCTAAATTGGTTGGATCCAAAAATTGTAAATCTGGAGAATTACTAATACCACTTAACAATACACCTTTTTCTAATTCTGTATTATAATAGAAATTATAGGTTTGTGATGTACTTAAATTTGGAAAGAATTTCTTCTGTAATTTAATTTTAAAATCACTGGTAATAATTGATTTATCATAGTTTTGAATTGAACTCAATAAATCATAAGCATTAAATGATGAATTAAATGTATTCAATGTAGAACTTGCAAAATTCTGAATGGCAGAAGTAACACCAAATTGAATTTGTGATGATGTTAATGTTGTTTTACTTGGATCATATAGTACATCAGCGGTTACTGTAATGTAAGTATAATCAGGATCAACAATAGTAGGTTTAACAGTCAATACAGAAATTGGTGAAATTACATCGGAAATTAATTTTGTTTTTTGTGTAGCTGTTAATGTATAAGCGCCTGCTGGTTTTAAACAAATAAAGGCTTGTCCATATACTGGTGGGTTATTTTCTTCACCACCCCATACATTCACAGCATCAAAAGAAATACCTAATGAATTTTCTTGAATAGCGGTAATATAATCACTCTTGGTAACGGCACGACCTTGTGCTGCATATGATTTAGGTGCCTGAAACTTAATAGAATCAATAGTTTCTTTATCACCACCAGCATCTGCAGGTGTTATTGAAATCACAGCAGAAGGAGAATAACCCGAAACTGTATTCAATAAAACAAATGAATTGGCACAGGCACCACTTGTACCTTCAGTAGAAAGATAATTAACGATTACAATATTACCATCAGAAAGTTTTTGACCTAATACACCATCACCAAAATAAATTTGATAGTTACCATTTAAAGCTTCTTGTAAGAAATAAACGGTTGATGCACCAGTCAATTGAAGTTCATTCGTTGCTGGTGTATAGATTGTGTATGAAGAATTTGCAGACGATTGTTGTACAATTACCTGTAATGTGGTAGTATCAATAGCGTTATCTGGAATCTCAAAAATATAATTAGGATTACTAGAAGAATCTACTGTAAATGAATAAGTTGCTGGAACGGCCTGTTTAATCTCTACATCCTCAAATACAACCTTATTGTTTGCATCTTTATTGGCAGTATAAGAATTAGGATTGGTAAATGTATAGTTGATTCCGTTGATTGGTGCAGAACCAAAGCTTTGATATGCTGGTAGTGTTAATGAACCAGCAGTAACATTGGTGAATACTACATTAACGGTGGCAGTAGGAGCAATGGCTGACTTTGGAATATAACCTAAAACTTTGGCTTGAGAGACAACAGAACCTCTCTGTACAGCAGAATCCAAGAACATTTCATTAGCAACTTGATTCAAATAATAAGCATTATACTGCGTGTTATATGCTAAAACATCTAAAAGAACATTGAGACCAGAACCTTCAAAATTATAATCTTGAAATGTACTTTGACCTTGTAGATAATTGATAAAATTGGATTTGATTGAATCAAAGTCCAAATTTGTTATTTGAATGTTACTATTTGCCCCAGCCATTATCTGGTCCTCTGTAATATAAGGTTAATTGCTGTAGGTGATGTTTGGTTACCTACAAAAACCGTTAATGCCACATTAAATTGATTACTGTCTGGATTAGCACTTACTACAAGAGAATTGATTGTGGCTCTTGGTTCGTAGTTTGTTAATGTTCTCACTATTTCATTTTGAATAAGTGTTGCGGTCAAAGGAGAAACGGGTTCAAACAATAATTGATTTAATGTACTTCCTACGTCTGGTTGAAACAATCGGTCATATAAATTGGTATTCAAAAGATTACGAATTGAACGAATTACCGCCTGTTCATCATACTTCATAGATACATCACCTGTCGCCGGAGAAGGCAGAAAGGTTAAATCTAAGTCTGAATATATGTGTTGATTAATTGCCATTCTTTATTTATGATGATAATTTGGTGATTAAACTAGAAGTTCCAACAACATTTTGTACCAAATAAGTCATTGTACCACCCATATTATTAAATTGTTGAAGGAATCCAACATCTTGGTTTACTTGAGTTGAGTTTTGATAGAATGTCCAGTCTTGCATTCTTTGATTATACAACACATTTGTTGTAGAAGTAATATAGTTTTGAATATTAGCAATTTCTGAATTGGCCAAGTTGGAAGTATAAGTATTTCCAGTTAAACTAATACTGTTTGCATATTCGTTTGCATAATAGGTTAATTGAATTGTGTTAGCTTGTAATATATCAGGTATAAACAAACTAGTAAAAGAACCTAAAATTGGTGCTGTATTTGATACACCGTCAGTCTTGGATAAGGTCATCATGTTTAATTGACCAACGGAAGAGGCTGCACCCAAAGAAGGAATACCATAAGCTGTTGATACTGTTACGCCAGAAATATTATCGGTGTGTGATTTAAAAGCATTTAGTTGTACTGTTAATGATGAAGCTAAAGCGGATGTTACAGAATCGTTTGCTGAATTGGCAGACCAATAAAGGCTGTTGGCACTAATTAACATACTAGCTACATTACTGGCAGTAGGGTTTTGAAAGTAGTTTGTTCTAACAATTGCGCCATTAGCCAAATCTGATTTTTGCCAATTTGTTAATTGTGCTGTATTTGTAGCAACTAAATTTAATGTGTTTGCGGCGGTATTTGATAAAGTTTGTGCAGTGCCAAATCTGGTTGTATCAAATGTGAGTCCTAATCGGTCATAAACAGTCATAATATTCCTAAGGTATCATTGGTTCAAGAGGTGAGGAAGTTGGAAATCCTCGGTTACCAATATGTTGGTGTGAATCATATATACTTCTAATTGCAGGAGCACCACCTTCGGGGTCCATCAAAATAGCACCATAAGTCATAACAGAACCAATGATTACAGGTGCAGTGACCATAACAGTAGCAGTAACAGTACCAGGAACAGTTGGACCTGGAATACCAACATTGACGCCACCTAATGTTGAAATACCAGCAACAGGATTATCAGAACCAGGAACACCAGCATGAATACCTGTACCTGCTGTTACTGAACCTGATGAATGTAATGAATCTGCAAGTACTTCACCATGAACTGTTAAATCTGTATCTACAATTAATCTGTCTCCGGCAATCATATGAATTGAACCGGTCTGTGCCAGATTGTTAATGTTTAAATCACCACCAGCACTTAAATTCATATTGCCTTTGGTTAATATAGTGTAATTACCATCAACAATCTTATTAAAATCACCTTTAATGTGTTCATACGCATCACCTTGAACATCTAGTACAGCATCACCTTGAATAGTAATGTTACAAATACCTTGAATTAAAACATTATTATCTTTGGCAACGATGTGATAGTTGGTGCCAAGAATCTTATGAACAACCGAACCATCAGGTTGAATCTCAGTAAATGTTCCTGCTTTATGTTGAGTTCTAATACGTTCAGCCCCAGGAGTATCATCAAACTCCTGAAAATGACCAGACTCGGTCTGCATTACATTATTATATGGATACTGTGTTTTTGATGCCGATACCGGCTCTGTCCAGGAATAATCTACGGTACCTGCGCCACTTGAATTTGCCATCATTATGCCTTAGAAAAATTACCTGAAGTATTACTAAAACCGGCAGCAGAAAATACTGCCGTAGTTGCTGCCTGTTGTGCTGCTGTATTGGCAACAGGAGTTAAACCTGGTGTTAAAGCAGCAATTGCTAAATTTGCAGGTGCAGCGGCTAAAGCAACTGAAGCAGAAATTAATTGAGTTGTTTGATTCATTACATCTTTGGCAGCAGAAATAATACTGTCGGATGAACTTGTATCGATACTGTCGGTAGAATCTGCTACAACAGACAAATATCCCGCTTGTAATTGTGCATACGCTTTTTGTAAACAATCTTTAAAGAAAACAATTAATTCAGATGGTAATGAAAGAATATAAGCAATTAATTGTTTAATAGCATTAACATAAACAATTAAACCATTAATTTG